GTTTGGGGCGCCGGTCTCAGCCCATCGCCGGGCCGAACGCTCGCCAGCCCCTAGGAGCCGGGCGGCCCCGACCTGCGTGAGGCCGAGGCGCTCCAGGGTGGCGCGGAAGTCTTCGGGGGTCATTTGGCGTCCTTTGGCCTTTTCGCGCAGGTAGGCAAGCGCGGCATCTTCGTGTTCCCTATCATGCAGCCAAGGGCGCGGCGCGGCTGGCGCTTTCATTTGCGCCTCGCCAGTTTCTTTTTCAGCCACTTTTTGGCGGCCTCTTTGGCGGCTTCCGGGGTTTCGCGCCAGACTGTCGCATTGTGGCCCGAGCCGTGACCATCCGCGATCCAGTCGGCGCAAGGGGTCCACTTGGCCCCATCGGTGCGACGGTAGGCCGCCATATAACCACGGCTGTAGGCTTCGTTCTCGCCGGTGAAGTAAGGGTCTTTAATCGCGGTGATCAGGTAGGCCATGGTCTTGTCTCCCGCCGGGCTTGATTGCCCTTGCGTCTGAAACCGACAATAGGCCATTGTGGCCGGGTGTCAAGCGCAAGTCGGCGCAAGTGATGATTTTTATGAAGTCGGCGAAGGTCAGAAAGTCTAATGAATAGAATAACTACCGTGGGGTTAGATGCAGATGATACACTCTGGCACAACAACGGTGGCTTTGCTATAACTATTTGTTGTCGTTGGTCTTTCTCATAGTCGAAGTCCGCAGAAATGGGCGCAAAGACCGTGAACGCCTCATGAACCGCGCGCAACTTGCGCCGCTAGACTGCCTTGCGCCTGATCCCCCGCGAAACCTGCCTCAGAGCCTCTGGTGAATGCTTGGCGTAGCGGGCCGTTGTCGCCTGCACCGTCTGGCCCAGCAAGCCCCCGATCAGGAACATTGAGACGCCGTTCTGCGCCGCCCATGTGGCCGCTGTATGCCGTAGGACGTGGGGCGAAACATCCTTGATCCCTGACGCCTCGGCCTGGCTGATAAACGCCTTGGCTATGCGGGTGATCTGCTTGCCTGCCCAGCTTATTACGAACTCGGATCGGCGGTGCTTGTGTTCGTGCTTCAGCATCCGCACCACGATAGGGTCGATGGGCGCGATGGCGCGACGCTTGTTGGTCTGCCGGCGACCGGGGACATTGAGGTCTACCGTTCCCCGCACAAGGTCAACGCGGTCCCAGGTCAATTCCAGAAGGGCCGTGGTCCGCGCTCCGGTGGCTATGGCGAGGCGGCAGAAGACCAGCACATGACGTTGCCGCTTCCCCCGCAGAGCCCTGTAAAGCCGGGCCACCTCATCGCGGGTCAGGTAACGTTCACGGGGGGCGTTGGGGGGCAGTGTCAGGGCTGGCGGGGCCGTGGGTATGCGTTCGTACTTGGCGGCCCTTCGGAGGGCTGCGGAGAGGACGGAGAGGTCCCGCCGGATGCTTTCGTGCCCGGCGCCCTCGGATCGCCTGTGATCAACGAAGGCCTGCTGATGGGAGAGGCGAACCGCTGTCGCCTGCGTAGATCCGAAGAACGCCTTGAGGGCTCTTATCCCAAGGTCGATGTTGTCTGGTCTGGCTACATGCTGACCGTGGCTGTTCCAGTACCAATCGAGGATTTCAGGAAGGGTTGGGTCGAATGTCGGTCGTTCGGCGTGTTCTAGCCTGAAGGCTGCAAGGAACGCCTCAGCCGCGCGGCGATCTTCACAGCCCGTTGAGACGCGGCGCGATCTGCCTCCATCGCGGAACTGGACGTACCAGCGTGGGCTTGAGGGGATGCGGACGAGATGCACTGGCGCGTCATAAAGGCGTCCAGCTCCGCGCGTCGGAACCGAACGAGCCTGCCTCCTGCTCGGAAAGCCTCAATCTTTCCGGCGGCGCGGAGGCGGTCAAGGGTGTCCGTTGAAATGTCCAGGTACTCGGCTGCGCTGGCTCGCGACAGAACGTGCTTCTCACCCATCGACGGTCTCTTCCCTACTAGAGGGGATGGGTATGGCGGGGGTCATGCTGCCAGCCTTTGCAAACTGACCGACCTTGCCAGTGAGATCAGCACGTCACGGAACTCGGTCGGGGTGGCGTTGCGGATGCGGGTCTTGTCCTTGCCGCCGACCATCGCCATCATCCCGATGCGGCGGGCCTTGGCGTAGCCGTGCTTCTCCAGGGCAACCGGATGCAGGCGTTGTTCGCCCTTGCCCCAGCGCAGGCTCGGCAGGGCCTCTGGCGGGCACACGGCATAGAGCCAGGTCCGCTTATTAGAGAAGTGACCATAGTGGCTCTGGTCTACGCAGCAGGTCCAGCCGCCGAAAGCGTCGGCGCGAACCCACCCGCCACCAGCCGGCGGGGTTTGCAGTCCGAAGTAGCCCCATGCGAGACTGTCCTTCGGATGCTCCAGCACGCCGCCGAAGTTGCGGACAGCGGTGAGCGCGGAGGCGAAGCACCCCTGGTCGGCGCCCATCCGGTACTGATGCGGCTTGCGGGTGGAGCCGTGCCAGAACCTGCCCCACCGCTGGCAGGGCGGGTGTGCGACAACGGGGTGCGGCCCATCATAGCGGCGGGCGTCGCGGGTTTCGTCCCAAGGCTCCACGCCGGCCAGGCCAAAGTAGCAGCCATCGGCTTCGACGTAGAGCGCGGCAACCTGGATCTCGCTCACTCCCCCACCTCCCCAACGTCCGAGCCCTTGAGGGAGGAAGGGATAGGGGCGGCCTTGAGCATGGACCTGTAGTCGCGGACGATTTCGGCTAGTATGTCCGGCACCTCAAGCGCGCCGGGCTCCAGCGGTCCCATGGGGGGCAGGAGGGCGGCGGCTTCCTTCGCCAACTCGTAGTCCGCGTGAGAGGCGTCTCCGGCCTGTACAGCGGTCGCCACGATCTGAACCGCTGTCGGCTCAACCGGAACCAGCTTCCACCCTTCCGGCGGTCTCCACCTATCTTGAAGGGAGGAGATGATCTGATCGGCTTTGGCGAAAGCAGGTGCGACAATCTCGTCAGCCTTCTCGTCATACAGCGCCCAGTATTTCGGATCGCGCGTGAGACGGGCGTTCTCGCGGATCAACTCGGCGCGACGAAACAGGTCAGGGTCTGCGATCCGAGCTACAGCTTCTCTTTGAGGGAGGTTGGAAGTCATTTTGTGTTTGTCCCAGAAGCGCGGCAATCGTCTGTGGTGGACATGGGTCCCTGCCCATGCCACCCGCTGGCATCCAAAGCCGCTAGGAGGGCTGACAGGAGGGCTATGGAGGGGGTTGCCCTGAACATCGCCTCGGCCTGCTTGTAGTTGGCGCCTGCACCGATGCGGTCGGTTGGCGTGAACGAGGACGGCTTGCGTTCGGACAGGCGCGCAGACCAGCCATGGCCGGGGGCGTCCCACAGGCTGACGACATGCCAACCCGGCAGCTTCTCCCCTACGAGGGCGAGAACAGCGTCGAGGGAGGCGGTGAAGTCGGCGATCCCCAAGATGCCGGCGCAGTAGGGAGCGCCATTGGGGCCGATGCTGCCGAGCAACCGCACGATATCGCGGTCCAGATCGCCATCAGGCCCCGTCGCCGCTTCCACCCGAGCCCGAAGGTCAGCGAGGGCGCTCACGGCTTCACCTGTTGGACGTCGGAGTTCTTGGGCTCCGATGCGACAGGCTGTGGGCGTAGGTCCCGGGAGGCCTCCAAGCCTTCCTTTTCTGACTTAAGGGTGAGGGCTGAACGGGCGGGCTTGCAGCGAGGGCAATCGACCGGCGCCAGTTCAACGCCGTCCACGCTCTTGGAAATGGCGTGCAGGAACGTATTGGTGGTCATCACCGCGCCCTTGCAGAGCGGGCAGTTGGCAACCTCATGGCCCAAAGCCTCCCTCAACCTCTCTATCTCACCTTGGGCGGCGGCCAGATCATCGAGGAGGGTGGGGAGATGCGAGATTGCGGCGTCGGCCAACCTGATAACGTCAGCGACAGTCGCGTGGCCGGCGTTCGCCTTCTCCAGAAGCCCTCTTAGTTCGCTCATACCAGGGGATTGGGTTGGGGAGGTCATGCGGTGGCCTGCCCCATCTTGACGCCAGCAAGCGCAGCGTTGAGGATCGAAGCGGCGGAAGAAGTCGCCTCCCGATAGCCCTCGTGGATGATCTCGCCTTGCAGGTCCATGACCCGCTGTGCATCCGCGCGAAGGCTCTCCGCGTAGCCGCTCAGTTCGTCGCCAACTTCGGCGTTTCCGGTGCGGTAGAAGGCCCGCGCCAAGCTGTGCAGATTGTCGGAGATCGAGCGAATGGCCGCAGCCGAACCGCTCAGTTGCATTGTCGGACTGTCGGTCATCAGTCGTTCCTTCTCGAATTATCAGGCTGTGTTTCGCTCTCAGCCGCAGAGGGTTGGGGAGGGGTGGCGGGGAGCATGGCGGGAAAGGCGACCAGTTCGTCCCCACCGCAGGCGTCCTCGCCGTATTCCTCAACGGCTTCTATGACCTTGGCGAGCCAAGCCAACTCGGCAGACAAGCCGTCCATCAGCTTTTCGAGGCGGCGGTAGAAGTACCGGCCTACTGCAAGTTCAGCCGCACCGATCTGGTCCCTTGAGGTCGAGAGCCGGCAAAGAAGGTCCTTCACTGGCGACCAAAGCGCGTAAGCCTCATGGCGATACTCAGTAACCGAACTGGCCTCCGCTCCGTCGCGGAACGGCTCGTTGATGAACTCGTCCAACGCGACAACACACGACTGCGGCCAGTCTTCTGTCTGTGTGGGGTTTGAAGGGTTGGGGGTCATGCCACACCCGCCAGGGACAAGAGCGACGGGCCGCTCCAAGTTGCTTCGGCCTCGGTCAAGTTCTTGAGCGCCTGCCGATAGTAGGCGGTCTTAAGCTCAGTCCCGATGAACTTGCGCCCAGCCTTCAACGCGCTCCATCCCTCGGACCCAATGCCGGTAAAGGGGCTGAAGACGACATCATCTGGATTGGTCCAAAGGCGTATCGCCCGATCAATCAGATCCAGTTGCAGCGGGCAAAGGTGGCGCTCGTCCTTGTCTTCGCGCGCGACCTTCACGTTGAGCACGTTGGTCTGCTGAATATCCATCCAGACCGGCGATGCCCATTGCTGCCACTGGCTTACAGGGAACAGCTTGGCGTCCTGCCCGACCTTTTCGGCCTGGCTCTCGTCGGCGGGCGTCTTGCGGAACACCAGCAGATAATCCGGCATCCCTTGGCGGGAGCGCGTCGCGTCGGTCTGTAGCTGCTTGTAGAGCAGCCCCAGCGCCTTGGTCCGGGTCATCTCAACGACTGGGTCTTTCCAGATCGTCACCCGGCTATGGTACGTCCAGCCGGCGGCTTCGTGAACTTCGCGAATGTCGGCGGGGAAGTCGTAAAGCCCAACGCTTCCATGCACGGACTTGGTCCGGGGAATGTCGGAGCAGTGAACGGCGGTCAGGCGTCCGGGCTTCGTGGCCCTGAACTTCTCTCGGACCAAGTGGGCGTAGATCGCCTTGAATTCGGCCTCGTCCTTGACGTTGCCCATATCGCGCTCGCTGTCGCTGTAGACGAACAGATGGGCGAAGGGCGGGCTGTAGACGCTGAAGTCGATGCTGTTGTCGGGCAGTCCAGCGGCGACCTCGACACAGTCGCCATTGATTACCGTGAACCGCTCGCCAGAATGTTGGTCAAGTACGGAGGTCATGATGCAATCCACTTCGGAAGGTTCAGCGGCTTTGCCGGCTGATACGGGGCTTGTTCGGGAACAGAGCGGCTGGCGCGGCTCATGGCGGCGGTCATCTCGGTCTTCATTGCATTGTGGTCGCCGGCCTTGCGGCTAACGATTTGCCAGATGCTTTCTTCGGTGTCGGCGCAGGCCACATGAACATCGACGGGCCGCGCCTGGCCGAACCGCCAACATCGGCGAACGGCCTGATAGAAGCTCTCATAGGAGAAGCTCAGGCCGACGAACGCCATTCGCGCCGCGTGCTGCCAGTTAAGGCCGAACCCCGCGATTGACGGCTTGGTGATGATCACCCGCGCCTGTCCGGTGCTGAACGCGGTCAGGTTTGCCTCTTTGAGTTCGGGAGACATTGACCCGCGAACCTCGACGGCGCCGGGAATTCGGCTCGCCAGCGCGTCGGCTTCATAGTCAGTGTCGCACCAGATAACCCACGCCTCGTCTGGCTCTTTCGCCACCAGGGCGGCAATCACGTCGGCCCGGGCGTCGGTTGTCATCCGCTTCTCCCGGTGAATGGAAGTCGCGGACGTGTCGGGCATACGGAACAGCCGGGCTTGGCCGTCCTTCTCCGCGCCAGTGTCAATGCTGCGATCAGCCTCGACAATGTGCCGTTGCATGTTGAGGGCCGGCAGGTTGTAGCCGTCGTCGCTGAATCCCAGGTCGGACGGCTTGGACACACATCGCGCCCAGCTCGCCACCCAATTCCAGAAGTCTTTGACCGCGTGGCCCTTCATCTTCCATGTGCCGGTGTCGGCGCTGTCGTGGATGAACCAGCGGGTAAGCATCTGGCTCTGGCTCATCACGCCAAGGAACTCGGAATGTTGGCCTAGTTCGGCGTGGTCGTTCGGAGCCGGCGTAGCGGTGCAGCAAAGCCGGAACGGGGTGTGTTTAAACGCAGCGATAAGCGCCCGGGTGGTCTGGCCAGAGAAGCTCTTGATGATGCTGCTTTCGTCCAGAATGACGCCCGAAAACTGGTCTGGGTCAAACTTGGACATTCGGTCATAGTTCGTGATGTAGATGCGGGCGCCGTCAATCTGATCGGGCTCGCGGATGGACTTCGCGTCGATGCCGAACTTGACCGCCTCGCGCTCATGTTGAGCAGCGACAGCCAGTGGGGCGAGCATCAGAACGGGGCGCCCGGTGTGCTCCACCACAACGCGGCCCCATTCCAGAGCGCAAAGGGTTTTGCCCAGTCCGGTATCGAGGAACAGGGCGGCGCAGCCAGCGCGCAAGGCGAAATCCACCGCGTGCCGCTGGTGGTCTTTCAGCGCGGGCGAAAGGGCAGGCAGGTCAGCAATGCCACGCGGGATGAAAGCGATCCGCTTGGCGTCGATCAGTTCCAGATATGGCTTGATGCTCATCACGCGGCCTCGTCAAAGTGTTGGATGGTCAGCCCGGCGGTCGCGCACCAGGCCAGAATGAAGGTGATCAGAGCCCGCATTTCGCCCACGGTCAGGTGCGAGGATCGGTGGCCCACCGGGAACATGCCGTCGCCTTCCAGCTTGGGGAGGAAGCGAACCTCAGCCCCCCAAGCGTCCATAAAGACGGCCTTCCAAAGCGCCTGATCCATCTGCACGCCGTTGTGGACGGGGCGTTGCTTCAGCACTTGGTCGAGCAAGCCGTAGAACCCGGCGTTCTGCTCAACTGAGCGGTTCGGCTCGCGGACTTCCAGCATCCAGCCGTCAGGGGCCTTGGCGACCCACCCGGCGGCGATGCGGCGGTTGCTCTTGGTCAGCTTCAGGAAGTGGCGTTCGCTCATGGTCAGGCGATCCCCAGCCGGTTCTTAGCCGGTCTGGGTCCCTCGCTGTGGTTACGGAAATCTGTGTCCCCGGCCATTCCCTCAGCACCTTGCGACAGAGCGCGCGTGCCCACAGGACTTCCGGGGTGTCGGGGAGCTTCACGGGTCACGCGGCGGCTCGTTGAGCTTCGACCAGCTCGTCGCGCTTCATGCCGTATGCGTCCTGCAACGGCTCGCGGTGTTGAGCGGGAAGCATGGGGAGGGCGGCTTTGATCTCGCGGCCCACCCCGCCGAGTTGCTCCATGTCCGTCGCGGCGTCGATCTTCGCCTTGAAGAACTCGAAGTCCTGATCCTTCTTCGCCTGCGCCGCCGACTTCAGCGACACGCCCGAGTAGTTGGACAGAACCTGCCGAAGTTTGGCGTACTCGCTGGCCTTGATCTTCTGGCCCCGCCCGGCGGCTTCAAGCTCGACCCACGGGCTCGGCAGGCCGTAGAGGTAGCGACCAATCCCCCAGTTGACAGCGGCGCGCTTGAAGGCGTCACTGAGACTGCCTTTTTCCGCTTCGACCTGGGTATCGCCGGCCCCGTCGCTCTTGACGATCCAGCCGCGCCCTTCAGCCCAGATAGCGATTTCACAGGTTGTGGTTCCGCCGACGTGCGGGTGACGCCGTTCCCAGCCCGCCGGGCCGCAGACCAGATCCAGCCGGTCCATCACGTCGCGGGCGTCAAGGTAGGCCAGCGCCATGCCCTTGGACTTGTCCTGCGTGGTGGAGCCGACACGCCACGACACGGCGTCGGCGGGGAAGGGCTCGGCAAGGCGTTCAAACATGGTGTTGAGGTCGGTCACTGTGACTGCTCCAGTTCGGCGATCACCCTGTCGGCGTAGTCAACGACCATCGCGGCGACGGGTGAGGGGAGAAACAGCGCGTGAAAGTCACGGCTGCGTCGGATGTTGGGGAGACGCTCAACGGTCGCGGGCTCGCGGTCGAAGAGGGGCGTTCCGTCCACAAGGCGGAAGATCGGGAGGCTGACGGGGGTCATCTTCAGCACTCCGGGTCGAAGCTGGCCCATTCCTGGGCTTCGTCGGGTTGGCCGTCGTCGGCTTCGAACATGGCCGCGCCGCAGTCGATGCAGCACACGGCGTCGAAGACCTCGAAAGCCTCCACCGATGGCGTGGGGTCAGGCTCTCCACAGACGGGGCAGTAAACCTCGTCGGTGTCGCGGCAGCGGGGGAAGGGGCGAACGTCGCAGGCTTCCAGCATGGCGGTGATCTGAGCGCTCACAGCGCCACCCCCAGGTACAGGCCAACGATGAGCCAGAACCCGGCCCAAGCTGCTATGCTGTGCCAGATGGCCCAGCGGTGACGCTTCGGATGATGAACCGCAGCCGGGCTATCAGCCTTGAAACCGGGAATGGCGGTGAGGTCGATGGATTGGGTCATTGGCCGAACCTCATCGACATGCCGTTGCCGAGTTGGATAACGGAGCGGTCACCCTTCGCCACCGGATCGGTGATTGACCGCATCAGGTCGTAGCAGCGATATTGCTTGCGGTCGGTCCCGCGAGGCAGGGCGAGGTCATGGAGATAGGCCTGCTCGATCTCCGACCAGCGAGGCACAAGGGCGCGCCAGTACGAGCCCCCCTCCTTGCCGAGCCTTTCAAGGCCGCGAGCGGCCTCCGGGTAGGACTTGAGCAGCCGATAGCAGCGGCCAAAATCGTCGCCGTCGTGAGGGTAGCTGATGTTCGCACCAGCCGGGTTCGCCCCCAAGGCAACCGCAGCGAGGGCCTTGCTCGATGATCCCGTGTCGTTGCCGAGCAACCAATCGGCGATGGTTTTCTCAGTCATAACAAATCTCCTCAATAACGGATTGAAGGTGAGAGACGGCCCCGGTCACGGTGGCGCGGTAGGTGGCGACACGGCGCTTGGCGAAGGCGATGATGGGCTCGCTGAGATCGGAGCCGCAGCGGATCGCCACCTGCCTCAACACGACGTAGGACACGGCGTTGGGGTGCGCCTCGTAAGCCTCAAGGGCTTCGCAGAGGTCGTCGTACTGGGCGAGGGCGCCGTTCATCAGCGCACCCCCATCAGTTCGTCGTCGCGGCGTTGTTCGCGCGCTTCGTCCGCACGGTCGGCGGCTTCGGTGTCTTCCTCAGCCGCAGCGTCCGCGATCTGGTCAGCGAAGGCCTTGCAGATGGCGGCGTCGAGTTCGGCGCTGATCTGCGGCTCGGTGGCGAGAAGGGTCGTCAGCCACTTGCGGTCGCGATAGCCGGTGATGGCGTCGATGCGCTGGACGATGGCGTGTCCGTCGCTATCAACCTCACACGTGACTTCGATTTCGAAGCTGATCTTGGCGGTAGTGGCCATGGGTGCGTGTCCTCTGGTGTGAGGACACTGTGCATTAGGTGCGCATTTGCGTCAATCTAAAATGTGCACCACAGGCGCAATTATTCCGGCGCGTCCCTGTCGTTGCCGGATTGACCGTGCAGGGGATGCGTCCAGCCGCAGCGGACGCAGACGTGCTCATATGGTCCGTCAGCGTCGCTGTCGGTCCATTCGTCGTGACCAAAGAGGGCGCAGAGTAGCTTATTCAGAAGTTGCCGCATGGGGCGATACTGCTTCAGGATGCGCCCGAGCGCAACTATCCCGCCTTGCGGAATGTCTCTGCTATTTGAACGATCCGCGCCTGATCAGCCGGTTCGAGCTGATCCCAGATCGACCAGATGCCGTTGGGCAGGTTCGGATCTCTTATAATGAGGTCCGCAGGCTCGCAACGTAGCTCAGTGGCGAGCAACTCCAGAAGCACCTGGTTATAGGGAACCTTGCCCCGCTCGATCTTCCCCAGGTTCTGATGGGTCATCCCGATACGCTCGGCGAGCTTCTCTAAGGTCAGCTCGCGAAACTTCCGCCACTCGCGAATGTAGTGCCGGGATTGGGGCTGCTTTGCCATGTGCACAGGATGATAGGTGGCGGGCTTTCTCACCACATCACCTAATGCGCAAAGGTGGTTGACGGAAATGCGCACACAGTGCACATTGTCTGGCATGACCTTGGAAAAATGGATGGCGAAAAAGAAGCTGGACGACGCCGGTATGGCGAAGCTGGTTCCCCTTTCGCGCTCGCAGATTAATCGCATCCGTCGCCGGGTAAGCCGCCCGAGCCCTGAGAGCGCCCGCGCTCTTGAGGTGGTCACCAAGATACCGGCGGCCAAGTTCGTGATGGGCGAGGCCTAGCCGATGATCGGGTCCTTGCACCGGGAGCGTTCGCCACAGACAGCGCACAACGCGCTGATGGCGCCCCGCGCTTCCTGCAAGGCCATTGCCGTCACGGCTGGCCCGCTCCGCAGGACGACGACACGCTGCGAGCGTGGTTCGCTCAACAGTGCTTCCATTTCGCGTAAGTGCCTGGAGCATTTGCCGGTTCGCGTTCCGAACCGGGCGCGCAAGTCGGCGAGCACCAGCGCAATCGCTGGCGTTGGTATCTGCAACATTAATTCCCCCCAAAAACACCCTGTGCGCGAAAAAAAGCACGGGGACGCCCGTTTTGGGGAATTTATTTATGGTTACTTTTCGCGACAATCTGCCGCGCTAAAACGAGTGCAGCGCCGGGGTTGCAGCCCCGCACGCCATGCGTGTTCCGCGTTCTCTGTAGGCCTCGGCCAGCGCTTGCAGGCGCTCCCGAGCGTAGTCGTCTTCGCAAGTCTCAATCCGGCGAGCCGCCAGAAGCAGCCGCAGGCCCATCGTAAAGGTCGGGTCGGCGGTCTGCATCTGTCTGCCCTTAGCAACACCCCCTCAGTGGGAGCGTCCCAACCATGACGCATCTCACGGAGCAGTTCGTGCCCCCACGTCGGCAGTTATTCGAATTGAGCATTGGCGAGGCTCTCGCCGATCTCGCTCGGCAGAAGTACCCCCGCGACACTGCCAAACACATCGCGCGCGCTTGGGGCATCGACGCCTCAACAGCGGCGAACGTCGTCAAGGGCCACGCCAGCGAGCGGACCCTGACGAAAGCCATCAAGGCCGAAGGGTGGAGCCTGCTGGCCTGCCTCGGCGCGGCCCTCACTGGCGAGACGTACTCGCAATTCGAGGAACGCCAACTCCAACAGATCATCGAGAGGGCGGCGGATGCCAGCCAGAAACTTGTTCAGCTTCGGACGCGCCGTGAAGCGATGGCTTCGCAGTCCCTGGACCCTGACGCTCTGGGGGATCGGCGACCTGCTGACGACCTTGGGGCTCGGGATCGGCGGCGCCGGTGAGCGCCTGACTTCAATCGCAATCGCGCGTCTGGCGCGGAAGGGGAGGGAACAATGATACCGCGCATCCGACAAGCTTACGCCGCGTGGCGCTTCCGTCGCTTCACGCGCCCCATTGACCGCCAGATCGAAGACGCCCGCCGCCATCACCAGCCGGTGAAGCACCTTCTCGCGGCTAAACGGTCGCTCGTCCATGCAGCCCTGCGCGGTGAAGCATGATCGGCCTGGCCATCTTCCTCGTCGTGGGCGCCGTGGTCATCCTGAAGGTCGGTGGCTTTGTCATCAACTGGATGGCTGACAACGAAGCCACGGACAGCTCGCTATGAGTGACGTTGCCGGCGTCGGAGAGACGCGCTTCCGCCCCATCTGCGGCATCTGCAACGAGGCCATCCAGACGATAGGCCCGCGCAAGAACCGCCGTGACGTCTGCGGCTGTCCTGAGAAGCAGAAGGACGCCGTCAAGTCGGCCCGCTCCCGCGCCGCCGTCAAGAAGGGCAAGCGGGGAGAGGTCAAGGCCGAGGGCGAGTGGACGAAGGCCGGGTGGCTTTCCCACCGCACCGCCGGGAGCGGATCGACCGGCTCCCGCAACAGCGAGCGCAAGTTTGACACTGACGTACTGGTCACCGGCCCGATGGAACTGAAGGTCGAGGTCAAGGAGTACGCCAGCCTGCCCATGAAGGGTCTGGTCAAGGCGGTCGAACTCAAGGGCGACTTCCTGCCGGTCGAACCCGGCGCCGCTGTCAGCCTGGAGAAGATGCTCTCGGGCTCGGACTTCATGCGCCTGCAAGAGACCCGCAAGCCTGCCTACTACTTCTGTCGCGCCGACAAGCTCCTGACGCTGGCCGCCTTGGCTGCGGAGGCGAAGCGATGAGCGGCATCACCGAACAACAGGGAACCAAAATGATCTGGAGCGACGAGCGCAAAGACCGCGTCAAAGACCTCTGGACCGATGGCTGGACCGCCTCGCAGATCGGCAAAGAGATGGGCGTGTCCCGCAACTCCGTCATCGGCGTTGTGCATCGCGCCGGGCTCCAGCGCGATCCCTCTCTAAACAAAGCCAACAACTCCGTGGCCTACGTCTGGACGGAGGAGCGCCAGGCTGAGGCCAACAAGGTCATCAAGGCCTGCACCACCTACGCTGAGGCCGCGCGCAAGCTGGACGTTCCACTCCCCGCCCTG